GGGGAGGGCTTTGCTCTCCCCTCTTTCTATAGTCCGAATCATCGGATTTCCTTAACCGGACGGCACTGCCGTCGATGAAAAGAAAGAATTAAATTATGGTTGGTTCGCATTACCCTAATGGGTTTGATCATGGGGTATCCATCAAGGGTATGCCCATTCTTAATACCTATGCTAATAAGGTTTTTTGGGTTAGTTCTGTTACTGGCTCAAACGGCAATGATGGCACGAATTCCCGTCCCTTCGCTACCATTGATTACGCTGTTGGTCGCTGCACGGCCTCCAAAGGTGATATCATCATGGTTATGCCGGGACATACTGAAACTCTTACAAGTCAGGCAATTGTAGTTGATGTTGCTGGTGTCAGTGTTGTTGGTCTTGGTAATGGCGAAGATACGCCGCAGCTTGTTTATGACCACACTTCTGCTGAAGTTAGTATTGCTGCTTCCAGTGTGTTGTGGCAGAACATTCGTCATACCTCTTCGGTAACGGGTGTTGTTGTTGGTATCACGGTTGAAGCCGGTGCTGTTGGCTGCACGATCCGCGACTGTAAGTTTGATGTTGTCGCTGCTGGCACCGATGAATTTAATCTCGGTATTGATATTGCTGTTGGTGCAAATGACACGACCGTTGAGGGTTGTCACATGGACAATGACCTTGGTGGTGCAGTTGCCGGTATTTCACTCACCGGCGCTTCCAACAACATTAAGATCCTGAACAACTACATTATTGGTGATTATTCGACCGCCAATGTTCAGGGCGTCACTACTCTTTCCACCAACGTTTTTATTAAAGGCAACACACTCATCAACGGTGAAGGTGGTGCTGAAGGAACTGAGCCGGGTATCCAGCTTCTGACTGGCTCTACCGGCACCATTGCAGACAACTATATTGGTTGTAATCTTGCCACGATTGCTGCGGCAATTGTTGCTGATACCTGCATGAGGTTCGAGAACTATTATGTTGAGGTTGCTCCTGAGACTGGTGCCCTTATTGGCACTGCGTCTGCTGACGACTAATAGGTGCAATCAGTATCTGATCTGTTGGGCGGGCAAGGGGATTTACCTCCCCATGTCCGCTCAGCGGTTCTTAATGTTCCAAGGCATCACTTTATACCAGAGATTCATATAAATGATGCATACAAGGATGTAGCCCTTCCAATAGGGCACGGGGTAACTGCTTCTCGCCCCTCTACTATCATAAGTTCGATTTCTGCATTAGGTCATCCCAAAAAAGTTCTTGAAATAGGAACAGGAAGTGGATGGCAAACAGCTTTAATATCGCAGTTTGCTGAAGTGTATAGTGTAGAAATCAATCCTAGTCTCCATGAACGCGCCTCTCGGGATTTGCGTGGGTATAATGTCAATCTGTTGCTTGGCAATGGATTAGATGGTTGGCCAGAACATGCTCCCTACGATGGTATTATCGTTTGTGCATCCTTAGAAACAAATCCCCAAACATTGCTAGACCAGCTTTCTGAGGAAGGCATTATTGTTATGCAAATTGGGGAATATTTACAATCCTTTCGCAAAGATGGATCTGCAATCAAATCCATAAGACGAGGCAGGTTTTCTCCTGCCCTAACTAACGGCGAAAAGTCCCTATAGGGACCGCCTCGACCTGAGCAAGTCGCAAATCTGCTCATTATTTTCAACAAGGGGAACCTAATATGCCTAGACGCCATGAATTCGATGTTGATCTTGCCGATGCTTCCCTGACAGGGTTTGCATCGAACGTGACGGGAGCAACGTTTACCCTCACCGCTACCGAAGCTACAGATGGTTTAGCCCATCAGGTCAGCATCAGAAACGACTCAGCCACTGATCATGCTGGTAAAACAATTACACTTGTTGGCACAGATCCAGAAGGTAGAGCCCTTACTGAAGTGGTAACTGGTCCCGGCACATCTGCCACTGTAGAAAGTACAGGTTACTTCCTCACACTTACCTCCGCAACGCCATCAGCTACAATTGGAGCCGACACCTTTGATATTGGTTGGGTTGATGAAGTTGCTACTGCAGAATATGTATTGGATCATTACCAGAATACCGCAGCCACTGTTTCTGTAGATGTTACCGGAACTATTGATTTCACTGTGCAGGAAACATTTGATGATCCATTTGGCACTGTTGTTTGGGTTGCCGTAAGCGCCCTTGCCAATAAAACAGCCGATACTACCTCTCAAGTATCCATGCACGCCACTGCAGTTAGGTGTATTGTGAATTCTTATAGTTCTGGTGCCGAACTGCAAATGACTGTTATTCAGAGCCGTCATTAATGCCGAAAGCTCGTAACTATAAGCGAGAATATGCCCTATCTCAATCTAGCACAAAGTCTAAAAAAGATCGTGTAGCTAGAAACCGTAATCGTAGGCACGCAGAGAAGGCTGGACGGGTTAGAAAGGGAGACGGCATGGATATTGACCACCGTGACGGAAACCCCCGTAATAACTCATCTAAGAACCTTAGAGTGGTCAGTAGAAGTAGAAATAGGTCCAAGAAGTAATGGCTACATCCGGCACAACAGCATTTGCTCCTGATATCATTGAGATCATTGAGGATGCATATGAGCTAGCTGGATCTGAACTCCGTACTGGTTATCAGCTTAAAACTGCCCGCAGAAGCCTAGACATGCTGATGATTGAATGGGCTAATAGAGGCTACAACCTATGGCTGGTCGATCAGGAAACTACTACCACTGTTTCCGGCACAGCCTCCTATACCCTAACAGCCTCCACCGTTGATGTTATTGAAGCTAATGTTTTGGCGTCTGGATCTAATGCAGAATACCAATTACAGAGAATATCTGCAGTGGATTACATGCACATTCACAACAAATCCACCACTGGTCGTCCATCACGTATTTGGGTTGATCGGCAGCTTGCAGGGCCAATAGCTTATCTATGGCCTGTACCTGATGCCGCATATACATTGAAATATTGGCGCTTGCGCCGCATTGAAGATAGCGGCTCTTCCACAGCAACCCCCGACATTCCGTTTAGATTTCTTCCGGCACTAACCGCAGGTCTAGCCCATAAACTAGCTGCTAAAATACCGGAAGCAGCAAATAGAGTTCCTTTTTTGGAAGCTGAGTTTGAGAAGCAGTTTAATCTAGCTGCAGATGAAGATAGAGAAAAGAACAGCCTTTTCATTAGACCATATATAAGGGGCTGCTAGTGCCTAGATATGCTAGAGGTCTGCTGGCATATGGCTTCTGCGATAGATGTGGCCAACGGTATCCTATTAGTGAACTGAACTATCAAATTATAGATGGATTTAGAAGTAATTTACTTGTCTGTCGCAATGATATGGACATAGATCATGAACAACTTAGAACTGAAACTGTAAAAACTGATGATGCAATTGATCTCAAAGATCCAAGACCTGATCTATCGCTGGAAGAGAGTAGGGCGTTTTCTGGTTTTAACCCAATTGTTGATTCCACTCTAAGAGCTTCCACAGGAACCGTCACGGTAACAACAACATGACATATGCAGAACTAATTGCCCTAGTACAAAATACAGTGCAGAGTTCTGAAACTAACTTTGTTGCAAACCTTCCAGATTTTGTAAAAGCTGCCGAATCTGATGTGTATCTCAACACACAGATACCAGATCTGCGTAAAAATCAGCAAGGCACACTTACAGCCAGTAATGAATATCTATCAGCCCCAACAGACTACCTTTCCACATATAGCTTGGCAGTAATAGATTCTGGTAATCATTATTATCTATTTAATAAGGAAGTGGATTTTATTAGGGAAGCTTACCCCGCGCGACTTACAACTGGCAGACCAAGATTTTATTCTCTATTTGACGACGACACATTCCTATTAGCTCCAACTCCAGACTCTGGATACACTGTTGAGCTACATTATTTCTATAAGCCTGAAAGTATAGTGACAGCGTCTTCTTCTTGGTTGGGCACTAACGCACCAAACGCCCTTCTATATGGCACTCTTGTTCATGCATACACTTATCTTAAGGGTGAGCAGGATGTGATGCAGATGTATGAGAGCCATTTCCAGAAGGCTATTGAAGCTCTGCAAATCCTTACTGAAGGCAGAGCCCGTAAAGATACATATCGTCAGGCTAATGCGAGAATGCCGGTATGAGTATAGTTCAGGCAGTTTGTACATCATTCAAGAAAGAACTGTTCACTGGAACACACAACTTCACAGCAGATACTGGCGATACATTCAAGATGGCCCTGTATACAAGTGACGCTTCACTTGGTGCCTCAACAACAGCATACACTACCACAGAAGAGGTTGTTGGAACCGGCTACACTGCAGGCGGCACTACGCTCACCAATATAACCCCGTCTAGCTCCGGCACAACTGCTTATATAGATTTTGATAATGCAACTTGGCCAGCATCTACAATCACTGCAAGAGGTGCTTTAATCTATAATAGCAGCCAGTCAAACAAAGCAGTCGCTGTTATAGATTTTGGAACAGATAAAGCAAGCTCTTCTTCCACATTTACAGTCAGCTTCCCAGTAGCTGATTCTTCCACAGCAATTATCAAGATAAAATAGGAGAACTACATGGCTACAGCATCAGAAATCAAATCCGGCATGGACGAGATCGCCAGTCGCATCGCGGAGCAACGGGCAGTCGTGGCGAAGGCCAAGAGCAACGCGCAGATCGCGAGTGACGCGCTTGCGGCGATTGTTGCCGACTTCTCCGACGTAATTGCGACCATCGACGGTTTCGCAGCTAATTCTACCGACTATTTCGAACGACTGGCGAAGGCCGAGAAAGCCAAGCTCCAGTCCGAATTCGTCGCGCTTAAAGCGGTCGCGGATAGCATCGTCGCCGCCTGATGACCGCGCTCGTTCTTCCCCGGTTTGTCCTGCCTGATCCGTGGCGATTGCTTCGTCCGCTCAAGTTGGACGGGCAGTGGTCGCCGCGTCAGCGGCTACAGTACGTTGATGCCGATCCCGGCGTTCACAGCCGGGGGGGTCTGCCGCCAATTACAGGCGGATATGTGGCGTCGTACAGCAAAGCACTGAACGATCCAGTCCATACATTTACATCGTGTTCAATCGGCACTGCCGCTTCGAATAGGAGGGTTGTCGTAGGCATTACACAACAAGGTAGAGGTAGTGTTTCTCTTAGTTCCATGACGATTGGCGGCGTCTCAGCTACGCTACTAACACAATACGGTGGGACTTCGGGGTTTTTCAATACCTCTCAATTCGCCCATGCAGTCGTCCCAACAGGCACAACGGCAACAGTCACTGCCACGTATAGCACGGATATATTCCGTAGTTACATTTCGATTTGGGCGATTTATGGGGCGTCTGCGACGATATACGACGACCAAGGCGAAGCGCTTGATACAACATCAGCATCCTGTTCCGCGACTGTGGCAATGGCGTCTGGCGGGTTTGGCGTTTGCCTAGCCGGTAAAGGCAACACTACCCCTACAACATTTTCGTGGACGAACGCAACGGAACGGTCTGATTCAACGTATGGCGGCAACAATTCGTCGGCGTCGTCGGCAGATTATACAGCGGCAGCGACGATTACGGCGACACAAAGTTCCACAACTCAAAAGACGTTGGCTTGCGCGACGTTCAAGCCCGGTTGATGGAAGGTTAAAATGAAAATACCATCCGGCACAACGAACCGATATATCTACTTCGTCGCGGTCGATAGCGGTGACTTCGTCACGCGCGAAACCGGCCTGACCACATTCACCGTCTATTACGAGATTGCCAACGGCACGGCGACGGCGATGACCACGCCAACTGTAACCGAGGCCGACGCTACTAATATGCCGGGCGTTTATTCGCTGCTGATCGACGAAAGCGGTATGACCACGCTGACAGCCGGTCACGATACGGCGGAACTGGTGCTGCACATCACACAAGCGTCGATGGCCCCCGTTACGCGGGTCATAGAAATTTATCGCGTCAAGGCAACCGAAGGCAACACGCTCGACGTTACGTCCACGGGCGCTGCCGGTATTGATTGGAACAACATCGAAAACCCGACAACTGCGGTCAATCTGTCCGGCACGAACATCGACACCGATCAGGTAGTAGCATCTGTAAGTGGCGCAGTTGGCTCGGTAACGGGCGCAGTTGGTAGTGTTACCGGAGCGGTTGGGTCCGTCACGGGTGCAGTTGGTTCCGTTACTGGTAATGTGGGTGGGAATGTTGTTGGATCAGTAGCATCTGTTGTTGGCGCGGTCGGTTCTGTCACGGGCGCAGTTGGATCGGTGACGGGCAACGTCGGTGGCATTGCCGGAACCATCACCACACTGGACGCTCTCGACACCGCGCAGGACACGCAGCACGCAGCAACACAGAGTTTGATTGGAAACCTGTCTGTTGGCTCCTCTGGTATTTCAACGGTTGCTAGTTCGTTTGTCAAGTCCGGGGCAGAACCAGAAACCAACACCTACACATCCACGCAGCAACTCGACGGTGCTTACCACATTGTCGAGGACGTTACGAACGCAACGGATGCGTATTATCAGTTCAATGTTGGCCCGAATGGCGTTCCGGTTGAGGTTGAATGGACTGGTTACGCACAGGGCAATAACGCCACTTACGCGATATATTTCTATAATTGGGCTGGAGTGAGTTGGGATCAGGTTGGTACAGTTACAGGGTCAGCCGGAACCACCGTTCAGTCTGAACCATTTATTGCAACAGTCAACCATGTCGGCACTGGCGCAAATGACGGGCTTGTAAGGCTCCGCTTCCTGTCGGCTGATGGTTCAGCTTTTGCGACTGATCGGATTCTCTGCACCTACTCCGTCGTTGCGGAGAATATCGGTTACGAAAATGGCGGCGTGTGGGTTGATGAATCGGCTGGAACTTCCAGCGGCACAAATCCCGGCGTTGATGGTTTGGTAACAAACCGCTCCGATGATTTCGATAATGCCCAAACTATTGCTACTGCTCTTGGCTATACATCAATTTATGTCACAAACGGTAATTCAATCACACTTTCTGCGACAATCAACAATTTCGTGCTTGGTGTCGTTGGTGGTAACTGGACAGTGGCGCTTGGTGGTCAGGACATAAGTAATTGCGACATTAACGATGCTGATGTTTCAGGCATAAGTACTGGCACTACTCCACATTTCCATAATTGCCGTATTGCTGGCGCGACAACGGTTCCGCCATGCGTCATGTATGATTGTGGGTGGGGGGCAACGGTAACTGTTGGCTCTGCTGGTGACTTTGAATTTATCAACTGCCATTCGGAGGTTGCCGGATCAAGCGCACCAACATTCGATCTTGGTGCTGCGGTTGGCGCGACTACAGCCTCGTTCCGCCGCTGGTCTGGTGGTCTGACACTTAACAACATGCAAGCCGGTGATGTGGTGTCTGTCGATGTTGTTTCCGGCGGCACCATAACGGTCAACGGCACAGGTGGTGCGGTTTCTATTCGTGGTATGTGCAACGTTGTTGACGGGTCAAGCGGTAGTGTGACCATTACGCAGACCACAGTATTAAACCAGAATAGCATTGCTGACGCTGTATGGGATGAAGCTAGAAGTGGCCATGTTACACAAGGTACATATGGTGAAAGCTTTGGTGTGATTGTTAAGGGAACGGTTTCTAATGCTGTAACAACCCCATCAACAACTGAATTTGCTGCAGATGATATTACAGAAGCTACTGGATCTCATTATAATGGCCGCACAATAATCTTCACTACTGGCGTTCTTGCAGGACAAGCTACTGATATTACTGCATATTCTTTGGTTTCAGGCGAGGGCAAATTTACAGTAACCGCGCTAACTGAAGCTCCAGCTAACAATGACCAGTTTATCATTATATAAGGATGACATAAATGCCGTACATTAACGATGAAGTATTTGATCAGGGACTTGATTACGCAGATACCAATGGAACACGCATTGATATTTGCCATACTCAGGAACCCACGACTTATGCAGAAGCTACATCCACTTACACATGTGGCAATAAAACCGGACTTAATACTGGGGCCACAGAAGCAGGGGCTACCGATGGCCGGAGGGTAATTGTTCCAGCGATCACTGACGGAAGCGTAACAGACACTCAAACAGCAGGATGGTGGGCTCTGACTGATGGATCAAGTGTGCTGATTGCTGCAGGAGCGCTTTCTGCAACGCAAGCAGTGACCAGTGGTAACACTTTCACTCTTGATGCTATTTCAATTACCATTAGAGACGCTGCATAGGATTAGATAATGGCTGTTACCAGATTAGGGTTATTTGGTGCAGCTAGACAACCTTATCATACTTATAGCGGTGGTGGATTTGACCATCCGTTTATTCTTACCGCTACAAGCATTGAAAGTGTATCAGAACTAACTGCTCCAGTTATAGGACAAATACACGCACTATTAAATACCGGAACTCAAAGTACCAGTGAACTCACTTTACCAGTATTTGGTCAAAAACACGCACTATTAAATGTTAGTGTTGAGAGTAATTCTTCTCTCTCTACCCCTCTTGTTGGCCAAAAACATATCTTACTATCATCAAGCGTTGAAAGTGCTTCAGAACTTAGCACCCCGCTTGCTTCTCAGATACATGTATTAGTTTCTGCGGATGTTGAAAGTGCGTCAGAGCTAACTGCTCCTGTTTTATCTCAGATATATTTTTTAACTGCCTCTAACATTGAAAGCATAACAGAACTTACTGCTCCTGTTATTGGTCAAAAACATGTTCTCTTAAGTGTTAGTGCCCAATCTCTTTCCAACGTTTCTAACCCAAAGATTGGTGGGTGGGCATTAAATCTTCCACACACTTCCCAAGGAGCATCTTGGACTTCTCTCACTGAAACCCAAACTCCTTCATGGACCCCAATTACTGAAACTCAAACTGCATCATG